CAATACTTACAGATTGTGGTTGCCCCACTGTCCCAAGCCTCAAAATCAAAATAATCAACTCTCTTGGTCTTCTTGCCGTCACGAGACCTGCGGTAATCTTCTACGGCTAGGGTAAATCTAGCCACATGAGTACTGTCAACAGGAACAAGCTCAGGGTTCTGTGCTAGTCTACCAATAAAATTGCAACTATTCATCAGACTCTCCTTGGTTTAAAATAATCAACCTGTATCCTTCTTCTACCCCGTTTTCTTTTGCTACTGTTTCCCAGTCATCTGAAAAGTCAGGAAAAGCCGCATAAAAGATTGTGGCTAATTTGTTTTCCAGTTTGACCTCCTCCTCCGCACTAGGTCCAGCGACAATGTCTGTAAAGTTCGTTTCAAATAACTCTTCGCAATCTTCGTTGTAGTAAATCACAAAGTCTTCAGACAAGCCCCACAGGGAAGCTTTGATTAGTATGTCTTGAAAGATTACTATTCTTGCAGCATATCTTGGACAATCCACTTCATGAATTTGTTCATACCAATCGGAATAGTATGAAAGAGTTCCGTCGTTTATAGTATATATACAAGCCTGCTCGTCCATTGTCGGGCTAGATATAATTTTTGGTGGATACATCACGAGGCACGCCTCCCCGTCGTGCATCGGAGACACTTTGATAACGTAGTTATGGTTTTTGAAAAACTCTTGCACGATTAGCTCTATGGTATTATATCAGCAAAATTGACTTTTGTCAAGTCATATTTGAAAAACTTTTTGAACAATCAGACTGTCCTTTTTCTTAGACCTCTGTCCCGTTACAAGGACGGTGTTTCCTTCGTATAGCAAATGTTTATTTTTTGCCCACTCGTCGCTAAAGCAAATAACATTGTCTAATTCGCAACTACTGTCTTCTAAAGTCAAAAACCCCATTTTTTGTCCTTTGGATTGTCCTTTAGTGATTTCATATTCACGAGATGATTTTACCGCAACCGCTAAAACTGCGGTCCCGTTTCTGCCACTGAAAAACTCTTTGCATGTTGAGTTTGCGGCGCCTGTATCACAAGAGTCTACTTTAGAATATGTAAGGCAAGTTCCCAGCAATTCTTCCTCGGTTCCAGAAACCCACTCGGGGTCATCTTGAAGGGGGTAGGGGGAAGATTCCAATTGATACACATAGTCTGCGACAATCTCAGACCTTTTTATTGTAGAGGTTCCTCCACCGTTCTTTTTCGTGGGCCGTAAATGCTCTAAGCACTGTTTGAGGTTTTCCCAATCGGAGTCCTCCACATTGTTGCCAACCCACTCTCTTTCCTTTGCCGTTAATTTTGCCCATATATCATATTCGTATAACATTTTGTTTCTGCTCAAGCCCATGTGTGATAATGCACCGGCTGATATTAGAGAAGTTATCACCTTGCTGGTGACCTTGGTGGCACAAGATACTAAAAATTCTAACCAAGACCAATCCGCTGGAGGCTTGCACAACTCACGGGTAGCTTCAAGGACTGCGTTAGTCAACTTTTCTAATTGGCTGTCCCCGATAAATTTTACGTCTCCCACACCAAAGTTGATTTCGTTATTATATATGGAAAAGCTGCGATTCATCTTCGCAATCGATGGTGGGTAAATGGGTACGTCAGAAATTTTTGCATCAGACACCAACTCTCTTATCTCTTGTTGAGAGTCTTGTTTTCCTTTTGAGTAATACAAATAGTTGCAGTAAAAATTGACAGGAAAATGTGCTTTAGCGTAAGCAGACCAATAACCACAAATAGCATAGCTAACAGCATGGGACTTATTAAAAGAGTAACGATTCGATTTTTCAATCCAACCGAATATCTCTTCCGCTGTTTCTCTAGAAACCAAACCGACATTTTCTGTTCCAGATAAAAACTCTTTCTTTACCGAGGCCATCAAGTCGGCCTTCTTTTTGCCTATTGCCTTTCTAAGTTCGTCAGCCTGCTGCAAGTCAAATCCGGCAATTGTCTGAGCAATTTCCATGGATTGTTCTTGATAAACCAACACCCCCTGAGTTGATTTTAATATAGGCTCTAAACAGTCGTCAATATAAGATACTTCTTCTTCTCCGTGTTTTCGGTCAACGTAATGCTGTGTCATGGACTTTCCGTCCACGATTGCCTTCAAGCATCCCGGTCTAATCAAGGCCCCAAGGGCGGCTAGTTCCTCTATATTTCTAGGCTTTAACCTCTTGGCCCAAGATTTTCCCAGATTGCTCTCAAGCTGAAAAACACCCTTGGTCCTGCCGTCACATATCAAACCCCATGTTTTTTCACAGGTATAAAAGTTAACATCCTCGTCCTGTTTTTCTTCGACATCAAAGATAATCGGTGGCAGACCGGTTTGCTTCTTTGTGACCGAGCCTTTGTCTATTTCAGAAATGTCGAATTCGCACCCGCATTTAAACGTATAGTGTGCCATCTGCAAATGCCTTTTCAAACTTAGTTTTGGAGCCAATTCTTCTCTGATGCTTCCAGAAGCGTATAAAAATATTAGCCGTATCTTTCACGTCTTGCAAAGCATCGTGAGCATTATCTGTTTCTAGAGATAAAAAGTCTCTCATGGAATCCATGCTCATAGATTTAACATTTGGATTGCTTTCAAGCCACCCATAAGCAAGGTCTAAAACATCTACTTTATGAATTTTATGAAAGAGCGCCTGACTACCATTTTTGTCGGTAGGCCCAAACTGTTCGCATAGCCTTTGTATGATAATCATGTCATAGTTGATAATATTATACCCCACGGGTATAGGGGCAAACCATTGTGTTTTCTTGAAGTTATATTTATTAACGAACTTTACAAATTTTTCCCAGACCTGTTTAGGTTGTGGAGCTTTAGCTAGTGTCTTCCTGTCTTTTCTGGTGATGTTTAGGGCTTCTTCCTCCAGAGGGTCTAGCCCCATTTCTATTGCCTTTTCATCATCAAGAATGGGGCGAATCTCACTGTTGAAAAACCCTCCGGGCTGTGGGGTCAGCTTTCTGCCATGGATTGCTACCGCCGCCAATTGTGTCGGCTGCGCCTTATGGGGGTTCTTTGAACCCGTTTCAAAATCAAAGACAATGTAATCTCTATTAGGTATCATTCAACATCTCCTTAATCAATTTGACCGCTTCGGTTTTTTCTAGATTGTCTATCCTTTTGAACAGCCTATCAAGAATAGACTCCTTGGTATATACGTAGCCAGCAGAATTGTTGTCACCCCCAAAGGCCACCTTTTTGTGAGGCTCAACCTCTTCCATAAATGCTCTTAAGGAAGAAACAGAAGAAGCCCACACCGCTTTAGAACCATCGTCTTCTGGCAAGACGTGAATCCATAAGTTAGACTTGGTTACGGCAACACCGCTAGGTTTATCGGCCTTGCTGTTGTGATATTCTATGTAAATATTGCCCGTGGTACTAGACTTCTCGTCAAATTTAACTTCGATAGTAAATTTCTTTCTCCCCATTTTGCAAGATAGGTCGTAGTCATACCTTTTGTCGTAGTCTTCATTGATTTCGCACCTTATGTCAAGAAGTTCAAGGACTTCCTTGGCGCGCTCCTCCCCCTTTTGACCTTTTTGAAAATTCATCTAATTTTTCTCTTAAGCTCTAGAAATTTCTTTACAGCTTGCGAGGAACTTTCATAGAACTCGCTATGCTTAACCCTTGTGTCGTCGCAATGAACTTGGTACAGAGTCTTTCTACGAAAAGAATTGCCCTTATAATCGTTAATTGTGCATAGGGATAGTCTACCCTTCTCCAACGCACACCCGTCCAGTAGAACCGCTTCGTAATACTTCTCCATCGTTAACCTCTATATCTCCTGAGAATAATTGATTACTAATACCCATGATTTTATCTAGCAAATTTACGCCCAAAATATCAAATTTAACATGCCCCATAGCCTCTAGGTCTACCATTTCCATGCCAGCAATTCTGTCTTGTCCTTTAGTTTCTCTAACCATTGGACAAACTTCATTAAGCAATCTGGATGAAATAACCACCCCAGCAGCGTGCTTGCCTTGAGATTTGTATGTACCCTCAATTCGAATAGCTTGTGCAAATAATTTCGCATACTCGCCATCGAGAGAGCCATCTTCTGCTACCCGACAATAATCACTCAAGACTTCTGGCTGATGCAACATCGTCCATCGTATCACTGAAGACTCTTCCATGTCTTGTAGTTGGTCCGAAATCTCATGCTCCTGTGGCAGCGCCTTGGTAATCCTGTTCATCTCATCGTAGGAGCAAGCGTTATGCACACGGAGAACTTCTTTGAGCGCGCTTCTGCCTTGCAATCTCCCAAATGTAACCATCTGGCTCACATTATTATGCCCATACTTGGATTTAATATAGTCAACTACCTCATCCCTTTTTGTGGCAGGGACATCAATATCTATATCTGGAAGTGAAACGTGGCCTTCAGAATTTCTTCCCGCGTTATAGAATCTTTCAAAAATCAACCCATACTCAATGGGGTCCACCTGAGTGATTCCCACTAGGTATGACACCAAGCAGCCAGCAGCGGAGCCTCTACCCGGACCCGGAAGCCAGTCCTGATTTTTTACATAGGAGACAATATCTCTTACGATTAAGAAATACCCTGAAAGATTCGCATCGTTGATAACCTCTAGCTCTTTCTTAATTCTGTCCACGTAGATGTCTTCGTTTTCCTGTGTAGACACCTTGCCTCGTTTTTTTAGCCTTTGCCTCCATCCTTGTCTGCATAATTCTCTGAGATATTCCTTTTCGGTCATGTTGTCGGGGCATGGAAACTTGGGAAGGTCGGGCTTGCCCAAAATTTCATAATCCTCACACATGCTCGCAATAAGTGAAGTGTTTGAAATCTCCTCTTCGGTGTGAATCTCTTTCATCTCTTCTAGAGACGGTATGTGAAAATTATTTGACCGAAAGAATCCACTTAGGCCGACATCCTCTCCTGTCAGCAATTTCTCTTCAACTTTTTTAAGCGTTGTTTTCATTGCGGAACAAAGTAGTACCCTCTGGTCCGCTGCGTCTTCTTTTCTTGGATAATGCGAATCTGCCGTTGCTACCGGAAGAATCCCAGTTTCCTTCGATACTTGTCGCAGACACTCTCCGACCAATTTTGACGCGGGGGAATTCTCTTGGTCTATCAGTTGAATCTCGATAAAGAAATTGCCCTTGCGGAAAATCTGTTGATATCGTTCGGCCAAACTGGATGCTTGTTTGAGCCAGTCTTGCTTCAAAAAAGTTTGAGCTTCTTCAACCGTATTGGAGTTGTAGGCTTTCTTCCAATCGGTGAATAATACATTAGCAAGGTCGCTTCCAAGGTGACCACTAAAAGACACCAAGTTATTATCTCGGTTGCTTTCTTCAAGAATATCTAAGTCAATTCTGGGCTTAAAATAGAACATATCATCTTTGTTGCTTTTGGAAACAAGAGCAATAAGATTGTTCCAGCCCTCTTTATTCTTGGCTAAAACTACAAGGTGACTGAGGGTTCTATTTGTCTTCTCTTTTATGGTGGCACTCTGTTGGGATAGGTAGAATTCACACCCTAGAATGGGCTTGACACCTTTTTCACGCATCGCTCTGACGAACGAGACGGCCCCTGAAATCGTCCCGTGGTCAGTTACCGCGCATGCATCGTACCCTAGCTCCTCGCAGCGCTCTGCGACCTGTGAGGGTTTTGAGAGACCGTCTAGGAGGCTGTAGTGTGTGTGTAGGTGCAAGGGGATAAATTTAACCGGGTGCATCGTAATATCCAATGCTAAAGCCCTCTTTTGTACAATCAGAGGTGGTCTTTTCTATGCCATCTTTTTTAAGTTTATCGTGAATATGTTGACAAATATTCTTATCTGTCCCCTCCCAGTTGTTCTTATAGTAGTCACAAAGCTTTGTGCATTTCCAGTGAGCCTGTCCCGCTGAGAGCATCTTGGGCATATCCGTGTCTTGTATCTGTAGGAAGCGATTTTTTAGCATCCCCATAAACTTTTCTTCATCAGACCGGTCAAAGCACAGGGAGAAAGGCCCCCCATCCTTGATGTAAAAGATGGTCATTATGGCCTGTTGATATTCTGGGAACAATTTAGATATCGCATAGTTATACAGCAGGAGTTGAGGGTCTTGCTCAAGTTTTTCATAGGTCTTCTCTTGACCCGTTGCCCAATCGACCCTTCTACCCGTTTTCCAATCCACCACTTCTATAATGCCGTCGCCTACCTTTGTGACGAGGTCAATCGTCCCCTTGACGGCTAACCGGCCCTTGAGGGTCGAACCATCCGGCGCCTGATACTCGTATTCAGCCCAGTCTTCTTCGATGGGGATGTCGAAGTGAGGTTCCGTCGCAACTATATCTCGAAGGCGAGGGTCAAATTGACCGTTGTTGTATTCGAGAGCCATCCAAGACCATTTTCTGCAATCGTTCTTCTCTTTCTTGGTATAGCTATGGGTGCAGTTGGAGGTGTAGTGTTCAAAGCTTTTGTCAACTATGTCGTCAACAAATTCCTCTCCCATTAATTTGCTTTTGGTAAAGGTAATCTTTCCAATGGCATCATCCGTAATGCTCATTAAGCCGGAGTCGGGCGAGTCTTGTGTTTTCTTTTTGCATGCAGCAAGACACTCCATCACCTTGTGTACAATGGTCCCCATTTGCGCTTTTTTCCCAGACGTTGTGGGATAGCCAAGCACATAGCTTATGAAATACTGCTGTTGACAGAAATCATAATTATTGTATGAGGAACTTCTGATATAAGTTACTAGCACGGAACTCCTTCGCTCCAACCAAGCGCCTTGGATATAATTGGAAGCTTACAGGAAAAAATGCCCCATTTGATTGCGTTTGCTATGTCTCTGTGTTCTTTTTGTGTGGACGGGTCTGTTCGCAATTGTAGATAATGAATCCAGCTTCTAACCGTTCCGTTCATATACATGCGAGTCTTTGTGTTTAACGGCAATAAAAATCTTGCGCTTTCTTTTGCTATCCCTCTTTTGATAGCTTCTTTATACAGAGAGTAAGACCTTCTGCCCTGTCCGCGAACAACTATCTTGAACCATTCTTTATCGTTTTTATCCAAGTTGTCGAAAGAGTTTTGTCTATTCTTTTCATCTTGCCGTCGAGGTTCAATTTCTTCAAATCCCTCGATTTCAGCATAACGTTGGCTAAACTCCTGAAAAGAAAAGCTTCTGTGCCTGAGAATTTGGGCAGCTATACCTCTTGAGGTGTTAACTTCAATCACCATATTTGCCATTTCAAAAATAGACCAATGTCCATTCTTAATACAGAACTTCAGAAGCCCGGACACGTTTGGGTTTCCTTGATTTTTTGGATTGCTCACTCTCGCGCAATAGCCGATTGTTTCTTCTGCGTTCGGAGTAATGGATATTAGCCTTACGTTCATGTTGATGTAACCCATCCCCACTTCATCAGAATAGATAATAATTCTTCAACTTGTTCATGCACCGTCATTTCTGCGTTGTCAATTACGGCATCGAATTTTTTGAAGTTTTTAAGGGCTACTTCGCTTGAGTGATTGTCCTCATGGGGCTGTCTGGTGAGCCTTATCACCTTGCCGCCAGATTCTTGTATTGCGGCCACCTCGTTGGGAAATCTGCAATCCGCAATAATCGCTAATTCGCTGTCCTCTTCTGAAACCTTCTCTAAGCAGAACGAGGTCCATATATCCGGCTTGAGAGTTCGACAAACATTGGTCCCAAAATATTGAAGGAATTCTCTGGCTGTAAAAACCACGGTCCCACCGGGTTTTGCAATATCGGTGTAGCTATTTTTTTCTTCATCAGTGCCATAGCATTGTTCGTATGACAGACCAAATAGCTCCATGGATACGGACTTAAGTGCGTCGGCAAAGTTATAGGCTTTAACGTGAGGCCATATATTGCTAAACGCATACTCGCCAAATTGATAATCTCTTCTAAAGATATCTAGCACCCCCATTCCTTCGGAGGTTGAGCCGTCAGCGCTGGTAAACAAGGCGTTGACCGAAAGCCCTCCTTTGTCGGTGATTTCGAAATGTTCTATCACCTCATTTCTTTTCATCTCATAGCCGTAAAGAAAATTTGCACAGGTGGTCTTTCCGCTTTGCTTAGCGCCGGATATTGCCAATAATTTATGAGACATTATACCATTCCATTAATTTGCGGTTTCAAGTTTTCGTTTATGTCCACCACAGACATATCCCCCACGTCTTTTTTATCTAGCTTCGGAAAATGCAGATTAAATAGCCTTCCACATTTTTCTTCGATGGAGTCCGCCGCTTTTCTGCCCGGTTCATCATTGTCGGTGAGAACAACAATATTCAAAGCGCCAGACCTTTCTATACTGATTTGCTGGTAGTCAGTCAAGTGGCATCCAAAGATTCCCACGGCGTTTTTGATACCAGCCTCCCAGAGCCTCCAAACATCCCCTTGTCCTTCTACAAGAACGATTGTCTCAGTTTTTGCTATTCTGTCTTTTGCCATTGAATAGTTGTAAAGATGACTGCCAGAATTGAAGCCCTTACTGTTTATCCATTTCTGCATAGCGGGATTGTCCTCAAGGCTACGCCCAACACAACCCACCATGTATTGATGGGACTCGTCGTATACGGGGACTACAATCCTATTATACATCAGCTTGTTGGAGTTGAGACAAATTCCTACATCGAACGTGTCAAGAGTTTCCTCAAGATACCCTCTTTTTAGGTAGAATTCTACCGGTCTTTTCAAGCCCCGTCGAACGATGTCTCTGGGAACGCCTCCCTGTGAAGATTTGGATTCTTTTAATAGGCTGTTTGCACACGCAATAAAAGAGGTCTTTTCCATGTGTTCCATATCAACCTTTATATCATCCAATGATGAATCAATAAACTGGCAAGCAAGCTTTATCGTTTCGGAAAAAGTCGCCTCTCTATCTTCTCGATGGCTAATAACCCCACGAATAAATCCCAGCATCGTGTTGACATATTTCTTTTCACAATGGTTAGTCCAGCAGTACCAATTACCAGATACATTATCTCCAGATGTGAATATGGTAAGAGCGTCACACTTGTCGCCACCATGCACGGGGCACGGAGCCGATATGCGATTACCATACTGGTCGTACTCTATGCCAAAAAAATCTAGAATATCCTCTATTTTTTCCGACAATTTCTCACACAGCACATCTACCTGTGCTTTAGATAGATTAGTCTGCGATTTCAAATGGGATTTCTTCATTATCATCATCGTTTTCATTTACAATAAATCCATCGTCTTTTTGCTTTGAGCCGCCCTTTTTCAGTTCGTTTCTTGTAACGTTTTCCGAAATTTGCGCGATGCTACCACTCATAGACATATTTATGTAGTCACCATCTTCTAAAGCAGGCCCGTGTCTGGCGACGATTGGAATAAGCTTTTTGTTTCCAGTCTCCGGGCCATCTTCAGCAATTTCTTCATCGCTTTTATTCTTAAAAATCGAAAAACTAGTACACAGCCATATTAGCCTGTCAGAGCCGCTGACTACGTCTGTAGATTCTCTAGTTATTCCGTCTCTATTTAGCTGGACAAAACTTAGACAGGGGCAGTCATACTCCACACAAAAGTTGTGTAAAGAGGTTATCTGAAATCCAAGCGCTTGGAATTCTTGCAGGTTCGACAGAGAATCTGCGCTCATGAGTTTGAGGTAGTCATAAATTATCAAGCAGTTGTTAGTTCTCCCATTTTCGTCAAACCCCACCTCTTGCAATATCCATCTACGCATGATAGATAAAGTTTGTTCAAATGGATTCCCGGCTATGCTGACATATTTGTAGGGAACATCTTTAAGGTGCTCTGCTGCGGCGTAAACTCGCTCTTTTTTTGTCGCGTCTTGAGAATATTTTCCCGTTGATATCTCATTAATTTCAACGCCGCTTAAATTTGCTAGCACCCGGTTCAGGTGGTCTTCCAAGGACATTTCGGTATCTAGCATCAAGACGGGTATTTCAAGCTCCCCGGCTATGTGCAAGCCAACATTGTCTCCGAACATGCTTTTGCCAACTTTAGGCCTAGCAGCCACGAGGTCAACACACTTTCTTCTGAAGCCTCCGCCGATGGCGGCGTCATACCTCGGATATCCGCTAGGCACTCCCATAATTGAAGAGGGATTCTCTTCCAAATGAAGCAGGTACTCTTCTACCTTCTCCCCCAAAAGGGTCGGCCTAACGCTTTCGTTTGAACCGAGAGACGAGGACAACTCAAAGATGGGATTTTCTGCGACCCCGATAATCTCACTAACGGTTTCGTCGCCGTTTATTTCGGAAATTTCATTGTATATACCTGTTGCCTTTGCTTGTATAACCCTACCAATTTGCAGCTTCCTGATTTTTATCGCGTGCTGTTTTACATTTTGTAGCTTGATAGGGAAGTTGTAGACCGCCCTTAAGTGGTCCATAGACTTTTTGTTGTTAAGAGTATCCCCTAGTGACAATTCGTTAGCAGCAGAAAGAATGGAGGCTACATCAATCTCGTCTTGTGTAGATAGGACTTTTTCAAGACACTTGAAAATTATCTGATTTTCTTCTAAAACAAACGTCTCCACTTCAACCAAGTCTTCAATTTCTAGATAAGATTCTGCTCCATAAGAACACACGCCCGATAGCACGGCCCGTTCGGCGGCGGCGTTCATCAACGGTTTTTTCATATATCACCTGTTGCCAATACATTTTGCGCATTTATAAAAATCACGCTTGTGTTGAGGGTTGACCGTTTCTTCTTTACCACAAATATGGCATTTTTGCTTCACCTTTTTATAAGAAGCTCTTTCCCTAGTGGTTGGTTTTACGTTATCATTTATTGCGTCATACCCAGCTTCTTCTGTATCAGTTGTGCCATCGTCAACAAACTTATTAATCCTGTTGCTTAATACTACGCTTCTACTTGCTGTAGACTCACCCCTTGTACCTGCGATAAAATCGTCCTTATCGGAGTTCGGAGAAGATTGTTCAACAGCCACCTCTGGGCTATCTGAAATCTCAACAGATTCTCCAGTAAGAAGTTTAAACCCCTCCGCAACTTTTGACATATCGTTTGATAATATACCCTCTCTGATAGATTTTATAGCCTCAATCAAATGTCCTGTCATGAGTATTGTTTCCTTTTAGATAACTCTATTAGCACGTCACCCATCCTTCTAACGTCACGCATTTTATCTGTCAACATGTCAACCCTTGCCGTAGCGTGTGTTTTTATATTGCTAAGACTTCTGGCAAATTCATTGTCTTGGATTGCCTCATAATATTTTTGTTCATGCTTAGTATATTTATCTCCGTACTGTTTCAATACCGGAGAAACCACTTTGCTAATTGCGTCGGTAACCCAGTGTAGCTTAAGCAAATTGCTGTTGTACAAAGTCTGCAAATAGTCAGCGTAAGAAAAAAGAATGTAGGCGGCTGACAAGCATTGCTCTGAGCTTAACGAATGGAGCAGGGCGGAGTCATAGTTGAGTATGTTGACAATCTCGGGATTTATCTTTGTCAACCCAACATGCTGGCCGCTAATATATCTTTCGGTTGCGTCAACAAATCTGTCAAGCCTCTCCTTAGCGTTCAACGATTGCTCGTTTCCAGTCATTATCATCGTCCGAATATTTAAGTGTGATTATCTTAAGGTCGTTTATCGAGCACCAATCAGCCTTGTCTCTGTCTCTGGCTTTGGCCTTGTAAAAATCTAGCTTTGTCTTATGAAAAAAGGGAACGTGTTCGTAGTGCTGTCTACCATGTACTTCTATGACAAGGTCTCTGTTGGGAATGTAGAAGTCGGCAAACAGAATGGAGTTTCTAGTCTGTGTTTTGCTGCCGGGTAGAGATACTTCTTCAAGAATTGCGTCTCTTGGAAAAAGCTTACGAAGGAGCGCTCTGGCTCTCAGATGGGGTTTTGAGCGAGGACGAGTTGCGCTTTGTCGGGATTTGTTCTTGCGTACCGACCATTTGTAATCTTTGCCGTCAAAGCCCCTGACTATCAAAGCATGGCCTTTAAATCTTTTTCTAGATTAGACAACACGACCTTGTTCCCTTTAAGAAATTGATACAGTTTTTCCTGTCCTTGGAATTTAAGAAATCTTGCTACTTCTTCTTCAGTGTCAGTTATATTGTTTTCTTTAATAAGTGAGGCTAGAGTATCCTTATGGTCTAACATAAAGTCGCAAGAATACCACGCGCCCCTTTTAGATATTAGCCCAAGGTCCGCCCCTAAACTTAGAAGCTCTTGTACAAAATCTAAGCCAACACCATATTTAAGCCAGCTTTGGCATTCCGTATTGTTGGCACCCATCGAAGAGCAAAGAATACGCCAGTTAATCATTTGACCAACCTGTTTTGTCCCAACGTCCCAAGGCTTTATGCTTTTGACTTCCATTCTGGTGTCAGCCTGATACTGAATCTTTCGACCGCAGTCTGGCATTCTGGGTTTACCGTAACCGCTAGTGTTTGCGATAAAGTGTGTTATGATAACAATTGTAGCTCTCTGCTGTGTAACCACATTAGAAAGCTTGCGACAGAAAGAGGCAAGTATCTTTGGAAGACCTGCACGAAAACTCCCGCCGATGTCTTCCGTAAGTTCTCTTTCAGGAATTAAAGAAGACGTTGAATCAATTATGCAAACACAGCGGTAGAAGTCTTTGCTGGTTATAAGTTTGATGGCTATATCTAAAAATTGTTCTGCACTGAGAGGCTCTTCGTCTGAATGCACGACCCTCATCTTCTCTCTATCCAAACCATTAATCCCGACTAGGTTCATGGCTTTAAGCCTGCCCTCACCGTCAAGATAGATTATCGGACGTGCGCCATTCTCTTCTTTTTGGCAGTTGGCTGCTATTTGCAGAGCCGTAGTTGTTTTGCCGGTCTTAGGGTCTCCGGTGAGCAGCACCCAACTACCCTCTTTCAAGCCACCTCCCAGAGCTATATCTATGGAGGGGCTGACAGGCAGCATATCAAAGTCGTTTCTTTCTTCGAAAACCTCCATCCCACTGGAGATAACCTTTCCGTGTTTCTTAATTATGTCCTTGGTGGTAGCATCGCTAAACGTCGCCATCTAATTCCCTTAGCTTTTGAAGGTTGCTTTTTTGTCCGAAGGGTTTTCTGGGCGTGGCAGAGGGCGAGGCTGGTTTGACAACAGACTTTGCCTCGTCTTGTTTTTTTAGAACCTCTGTCTGTTCCTCTATCATTTCCTTGAGTCTGGGAAATCTAAGAGAGTATATTTTTCGACCCTGCTTGCTTTTTAAAGCCGCTATGATTGCCCTCTCGTCGTGTTCATCAACCAGTCTGTTTGCAGCAATAATTTGTAGCTGATATGTTTTCTTCCACTTCTTAGTGTTCCAAAACTTATACGCTAGACTCCCCTCGTTGCTATTCTCTGCCATTCGCTGGCACATCATCTCGGCTATATATTGCGCTCCAGTACAGTAGTCTCCAGTTGAAGGAGATTTGTACCGGCTCAAATCTGTACGCTTTTCTGTCATTATGCGCCGATTGTAGATTTAGCTATCAACGAAATACCAGCATCGTTTGGGTCTCTGTTTTCTGACCACTCTCTTTTCAGTTCTGGAACAGTCCAGTGGCCAACATGGAGATTACCATCGTTTAAAGTACCAGCTACGAAACCATGGTAAGTATAGTCTCCAAACATAAATCCACCTGCCGTTTTTCTAAAATAGAAACCGTCAAGATTTTCACCAACTGTAACCACGTTGGTTCCATTTTGTAAAATCATTTTGGAGATATGCAAATCGTTTTCTTTGCAATATATACCAAGACGCTCCCATGCAGAGGGAGGGTCCATATCAAGTCTGTCATCGTCTTGATAAGCCTGAGTGCCGTCAGATAGAGTGCATGTCCACACCGTCTCTGTATCGAACAGCTTGGCCATATATTCGTCTACTTGTGTACAAATCATTGATTTTTAATCGTGGTTACTGCTCCGGTGTACCTAGCACCCAAGCTTTTAACCTTCCCCCTGCTTTCATCGCCAGCTTGAGAAGCACCCTCTGTCATAGTCGTAGAGCCTTTTTCGTTTCTCGCCATCAGCACGCCAGCGCGCGTGGTGGCTGCGGAATCAGACTTACTTTCTGTAGAATGTTTTGTTGAGGGTTTGACGCCATCCATGTGAGACTGAACGGTCTTTTGTGTTCTACTAAGCTCTTCTGATAGCGCCTTTTTACCTAGCTCTAAATTATGTTCTATATAGAACTTTTCAATCTTGGTTAGTGGGCCTTTTTTAGTCATTACAAAACCTCTCTTTCCGATTGCAGAAAACATTTGTGGTTTCTAGTTTTTAAATACTTAGAATACAGGTTGAAAGCTTTTTCAGAAACCTTTCTATATTCTAAGTCTACAACTTTCTCTCTTCCAGAGTACATGCCCCATGGGTCAAACATTTTTCCACGATAAAACTTAACAAAACAAGATACTGTTTTGCCGTTATCTTTTACGGCCTTTTTGCAATAAGCCTTCTTGTCTTCCTTGTCGACTTCCGTCATTTTAACTGTGTATGCTATTATAGCATTTTTTGGCACGTCTGTCAACCCGAAATTTTCAGATTCTTTGTCTTTATTAGTCATCAGTTTCTATCTCTCTAACATACACTATTGTTAAATCGTCAGAAGTATCTATGTTTGCCAAATTCATGCCTTCACCCGGCCCTACATAGAACTCGCCATGAATCTCGTGAACAAAGCTGTCATCCGACCCGTTGTGCAAAGACGCTTTGACATTTGTAACTCTGCTGCTTTCACTAACTATCCAGAGGTCAACCATCTCTACGGTTTCGTCAGAATTTTTAATTATCACATGCCCCAAATCTGAGAACTTTTCGCGTTCTATTTCTTTCTTAAAAAAATTGTCCTCTCTCATTTTGTACCTTTCTCTATATACTTTTTCTTTTGCTCGGAGGTCATCCCCTGAATCTGTCTGGAGCTTGCTGGCCCGCTCCCTAAAGAAGTCTGTTTCTTTTTAGAACCCTCTTTCCTCTTACCTTCCTTGTCTCCTAACTCATACCTACCCATTCTCTCAGTATTTCTTTCGGCCTGATGCCCCACCGTTTGTGGCTCACCCCTTATGAACACCATGGGCTTGCCGATGACTCTTTCTAGCTTTATTTTTTTGCACAAAGGACACTTGCGTTTCGTTTTCTCTTTCATTGATTGAACTATTTCAAAAGAGTGTTCGCAGTTTGAGCAAGCGTATTCATACGTTGGCATCTTCATTCCTGTATTCTATAAAGCCCGCATAGTTTTCTGGTCTTTCCAGCATATGGGCCAGTTGTTGTACTGCTTCATCCAGAGCGGCTTTATCTCCGCTGTTTCTATAGCTTATTATATACTCGCAGATTTCTCTTAAGTCTAACAGGTTCTGAGAAAGAATGACAACAATGTTGCCTTCGATGAGATTGTCGGTTTCTCCGATAGCCAAAACTTTTTCAAGCTGGGGTCTTGGCATAATCTTGACTTGTTTAAGATTGACGACATTGTCAAAAATATTTTTGCGTTTTCTGAAAATGTGTTTGATAAAGTCAAGCATGCTGAGCCTACGCAACAAAATAAATTAAGTATGCAAATAGCAGTATCTGGGTCAAGAATATAGACGTGTTTATTATCCAAGAAGCTTTTCTGTAGTTGTGATACAAAACGGTGACGCATCCGAGAGAAAATATAGTCCCGAACATTTTAATCCCTACAAACGCAGGAACTCCACACTTGCCCATAATGTATCGAGCCATCGGATTTTTTTCTACTTCGTATAGATACTCCCCATTTAACACAGACAGATACGCATCGTATGATGACGCAAAGCCTATGAACATCCACATGGCACAAAATATCCACGTAGATGTAGAATATCTATTAATCGTATTCAGGACCATCCAGACACGCCAGTATTGTAGATATGAGCTTGTTTCTTATAATATCCCCACGCTCTAATTCAGAGATTCCAACCCCCTGAATTCCATCCAGCTTATCCATGCATATATCAAGAGCACCTCTCATTTTAAACGGGAGGTCTGATTGATGTGTATCGCCATTAATAACAGCCTTGGACTCCCTGCCAGTCCTAGTTATAAACATCTTGATTTGTTCAAAAGTGGCGTTTTGGGCTTCGTCAAGAATCATAAAAGACCTATGAAAGTTTCTTCCTCTCATATATTCTAAAGGGCATACTTCTATTATACCCTCAGAACGCATCTTGTTTATCTCATCCGACTTAAAATATCGACCCATTTCTTCTAATACGGGTACTAGATAGGGATGTATTTTTTCAGCAAAGGTTCCCGGTAGAAAGCCTAGACCCTTGCCGGATTCAACAACGGGCCTTGTAATGACTATCTTGTCTACCTTCTTGTCTTGCAGATATTCACAAGCCATACCAACTGCCACGGCGGTCTTGCCGCTTCCAGCCGGTCCACTACAAATAGTAATGTCGTTCTCAGACATCTCGCGGATATAATCCGCTTGATTTTTCGTTTTTGGGGTTAATCTTTTGGGGATATTATTCTTGGGGCGTTTTCTTCTACTCATATATTAACGACCAGAGCTACCGAATCCTCCAGAACCTCTGTCAGTATCGTCTAACTCTCGCACCTTTCTAATAAAAAAGTTATCTACTTTTTGAATTAAAAGTTGAGCTATCCGGTCGCCTTCCAAAAGTTCCACGATATCATCGCTTGAGTTGTACAGACAGACTTTAATCTCTCCCCTATATTCAGCGTCAATCACCCCGGCAAAAACATCTATGCCTTGCTTTACAGCTAGACCAGAGCGGGGCCAAATAAGCCCCACGTGGCCGTTGGGTATTGCTACAGCAACATCAGTGCCAATAAGCTCTCTTGATTCTGGGTCAATTGAAACGCTTTCAGAAGCGTACAAATCAAACCCGGCATCAAAGCGATTCGCCTTAGATGGCAGCGTTGCTTTGTCCGATAATAATTTGACCTGTAGTGAACCCTCCTCGTCCGCAAGTGCCATGCTATCCTCCTCCGCACACCGTGTCATAAAAAACATTTTTTATCCTAGATAATCTCGCACACACCACCAGAACAAGCCAACTCCTGTTCCGGCGTAGTGTTGTCATGCTCCTCTACACAAAGAGTATAATCTACAGAACTATAAGACCCTTTAATGTCTACCCATTCTTTCCAATTGTATACGTCTTTCATACAATAAGAAAGTTTTTTGATATCCCCATCCATATACTTGTTTGCGAAACGAGTACACCTATCGACCCAGTCTTTCTTTCCGTTGCCTTTGACCTTAGTTCCTAGGCCCATTAGAGCATCGCAAGCAGTCCAAAGGTTGTCTTCCCACAGATTGAGAGCAACTTCTATTAACCCACCGACAAATACAACGCCATCCCCATAATGAGACACCATCTCGCTGGGAAGGTAGACCGTTGTAAAGGGGGCTTGCGGATAATCCTTGTCCCCACTCACGGGGAGAAGAGAAACTCCACAGAAATACTTTCTATTTTTAAATATAAATTTCTCTACGTCTTCCCATTCTTCGGGCTTTACATTGATTGTATTTGAAACATTGTGTTGAAGAAAACTCTTCACGCATAGTGAGTCAGTTCTTCCTGTCATCACCCAATTTTGTTGGGTAGTCTTAACACAGCTTAACAAATCTATGGCGCCGACTTTATTTTTAAGCTTTGCGCCATCTGGCACTTCTATGCAAAAAGAAACAACATCATCGCTATCATTAGCGGACCAGACCGATTCTTCACACGCCCGTGGATTCGTTTTTTTGAAGTGTTGGTAGATATCTTCCAGTTTATTAGCTTGCACACGTCTAATATAGCGCTTGGCATGATGAGGATGAATGCCACTACTAGTACCAAGAATGCAACTAGCAGTTCCTTCAGGCTTAACACAAGTAGTTCTAGCTGCTGGATTAATTCCGATTTTTGCAGCAAGCTCTTTATTCGTTCTCTTGACAACTCTGGCGCCTTCTTTTTGAACATCTGGGTCCAGACAAAGCTCATGCTGCTCCATTATTCCCGTCATGGAGACACCCAGCAAGGCTTCTCTTTTAAAAATTCTTTCGCTTACTTCACCTAAATATGGCAGGGTGGTGAACCCGGCTTGGAGGGTTCCTATAATTGAAGCGGCTCGACAGGACTCGAAGAACTCTTCTTTTGTTTTTACTTTTGCGCAGTTGATAGTGCTAAGATTGCACGCTTGCCATCCGGTCTTGCCGGTTTTTTCATCAACAGGATAAAGCCCAATCTCCACACAGGGATTTACGATAAGCTCTGTAGAGTCTGACCAAACAAACCCCGGCTCACCGAACTCCTTAACCGATTGCATTAATGATGTAAATTGTTCAGGACTGGTCTTATCACGAAGTAGCAGAGCAGAATTATTAGAACGACCACGTTGAGGATTATCGTGAAACCAATTACCAGTCTTTGCCAATGCCATCTCCTCATCGTTTGGCGAAAAGAGGCAAATGGTAGCACTCCTACGCACACCACCAGAGATAACAGCGTCAGCAGCGTGCATAACAACGTCGTAGACATCTATAGGTCTCAGTTTTTTATTTGAAAATAGCGCATCCTTCAGCGCTTTGTCTAAAACTTTCTTAATGTTTGTCAGGGCTTTTTTGAGAGGCTCTGGGCCGGGAGCTTTGCCTGAACTTGAACTTAGGTACGAACCGGCTGGCCTGATTTCTGAGAAGTCAAAGCTTACGGTCTTCCCTACATACTCAGGAAACAGTTCGCAACCTTCAAAATAACTGACGACTAAAACACCAACAGCATCAGACCACCCCTCTATTGTGTCTGGGATGGTGAATTTCTTAGTGCCGTCTTTCTTTTGAATCAACTTAGGCAGCTTTTCTACATGATGCTTCTGCACCGAAAAGCCTACGCCGCAACCGCAAAGAAGAAGATACATGCATTCTTGAAAAAATCTTGGTCTATCAACATACGACGCAATGCAGTTATACACTCTCGCGTGATGTTTGAGGATAGGCTCGCCACCAAACTGTAGCGCCCTCTGAGAACCTAAGACTCGCTTTTTATACATTAGGTCATACGCCCAATCAATATCCCCGTTGACCTCGGGGTATCGTTCGTGCATCATCTTCCTAACGCGAGTGACAGATTCTTTCCAAGTTTCTCTTCTTTTCTTTTCGGGAATCCATCTAGCGTATTTGCTAACAAACGCATAATTTTGTAGTTCTGTGACTGACATCGTATATATTTCTATCCGTTTTTGGTCTCGGTAGCTAGACCTTCCCTAACCATTATAGCTGAGAAATCCTCTCCGTCAAGGAAGACTCTCCCAATCGCCCGACCAAAGGTGAAGACATCCTTTATCTCTCCTTCTGGGTCAGAGGGTATATGAACGACAACGTCTCGGTACAAAAGTTTATTTTTTGCAAACTGTTTGGACGCTAACCCCCTCGCCTTTTCTTCTTTATCTCTAGTCCGTGTTTCTGGCGCCCAACAATCCTCTAATCTAATGCGCATTCGCCTTTCAATTAGAACATCTACGGTATCACCGTCAACTACTCTAGTTATTTTAGCCTTGGTTGTAAAGCCCGTTGGGGGTTCTTTCATGGCTGCCTCTCTCTGAATACCTTATAAAAAAGACCCGTAGCGGGTAGGCTACGGGTCTGTAATTTTTAAGAACGACACTGGAAACTAATCAAGCACAGCATAGTAACGCTCACGTCTATTAGTATAGCTTAAGTTCATTATGATTACAAATAATGCTTGATGCTCGCGGGCTGGCTGGATAAGTGTCGCTCTAGCTCTTATAGGAGGGGCAGCTTTGTGCGCCGTCGCTTAGAACTCTATAAAATCCAGCAATAGATATACACTATATTTCTCACTAACTCGAAGAACTTTTCAGACTACTCACCAGTTGATTTAGATGCGACAGGTCGGGTTCGATAAAATTAACTTCAAGACCATTGCTAGACAAGAATTCATAAACTATGCGGTCTTCTTCGGTTTGACCGTGTGCCTTTGAGTCTTTTGGCACATACCACTCATGAACTCCGTTTTGCCACAGTAGTTTTGCGCAAGTAGCGCAGGGGAGATGGGTGATATAAGCCGTGTAATAATCCATATGTTTAACAATTAGATTGCTCACAGCATTAGCTTCTGCGTGAACCATAAACGGGTATTTTCCCGGTCGGGTTGTAGGGAGGGCGCTGTCATCCACGCCGCCGGGGAATCCGTTGTACCCAACTCCAACAACCGCATGCTGGCTATTAACTATAACGCAGCCCACTTGAGTCTGAGAGTCGTGACTTCTTGTGGAAACGTAGTAAGCAAGCCCAATAAAATAATCGTGCCAAGAGGGTCTATTTTGTCGAGGTTTCATAGGCTCGTTTCTTGTTCCTGTTCCGTCTCTCACTCTTTAAGCGCTTCCTGTCTCGCTTGCTCTTTTTCCTAATAGTCTTTCCCATTTTAAAAAGCCACAGCCGTTAAATATCTATAAGCACGAACACTAAACGAATACTTTTTTGTCAGCTTAGACACAACTAAATACCAGCCCCCATCTTCCATGTTGACTTCTGATATCTTTGTGGGAACTCTGGTTACGCAAAGGTCATATGTTTCCTCTACGCCGCTCGCGCTGTCAATATTTTTTCTGTTTAGCTCCTGAATAATTTCGTCATCAAACTTCTTGTAGGTATACTTCCCTCTAAATCCCAGCAGCTTACAGGTAAATTCCATGTGGCTAGCCGGGTCTTTTGATTTGTCAATTTCAATTATACTGTTCAAGTCTGACACCACCACTCCAGAACGGTCATATAGGGTTTTAAGAAAATAAGCATCTTCTATAAGCTTATTCTTGTGTTCGTCTGGCATATTGAGAGGGCTTCCGGTTTTCCCTTTATACATATGGCTCAGTATTCTTTCAAAAGGCTCTTGCCAGTCCTTTAAATCTTCTACCCGTATAGCTTTGTCCATTATGGCTCCAGTATTTCTAGTCCATGAATACAGTGACGCATATCCTCTTCTAAACCAATCTCTTTCTCAAACTTCTTTGTTTTCATGTCAAACATAAGAACTCTAGCCGGTGAAGAGCCTACAAAAATGTAGTTCTCCAATCTAGCCAATCCTCTGTTCCAGTTATTTTCAGCTATATCATCGGCATAATATTTAACTGACTTAGAACGGGGGACATCAGTAGTTTCGCAAATAGAGTTTCTAATAACCCCCAATTTATTCCAACCCGTTAAGTTAACGAGATTAAAATTATCGTATTCATAGAAATTATGCTGGAAGCTTTTAGCGTTTTGAATTATGGGCATTGACTCGACGACACTCATGGTGTCAAAGTCATATAGATGTGTGATTAATCCACCAACTACCAGCCTATCGGAAAAGGAGGAAATTGAATTAATATGGAAGCTGTCGTTTTCCTGAACTTTAGACACGTCTGTCAGGTGTTTGCCCGTAAGAATTTTGTAATCGCTTTGGCTTTCACCTAATATTTGATAGATGCCAACGACGTTAAAGTCTAGGTCTACCTGCACTATACAATCTATTGCCGTAGAGGTGACCCAAATAGAACCGGCGAAAAAGCATATCTCGTGAATTGAACGAAAAGCCTCGCGGTCTTCAAGCCTTTTGACTACTTCAAAAGTTTCTTTGTCTAGCTCGATAAGGCTAGTGGCACTGGCAACGATAATTCTATCGTCGAGAACACATATTCCTCTAAGGCCACGCTCGCCACCTCGCTCGTTGTCATTGACAAATTTCTCGTCGTAGGGAGCGTAATGAATTACGCGCTCTTCTTCTACGTCGATAACATAAAGCCCACCGTGGTTAGAGCCATGTTCAGCAGCCCTAACCACGGTGGTACAGATAATCTTCATTTAACCTAACCTATGATGCTCTAAGGCTATCCCCGACAATCCAAGCGCCCCCCAATAGGACTACATGGTTAACTTGTTCGGGTGAAATGCCAGTGCCAAGACCGTCGAATATCACAAATACAACGCCCCCAACAGCGACCCAAAATCTGCGTGATGAGAATAGACCGGACAGTTTACTTACGTTTAGCATCGTTGTTGCCTCTGTGGTGATTATGTTTGAATAGTACCGGAAACTTCACAGAGTCCTTTGTGAGCTTGATTCCTTCACTTGATTTTGTTGCCCCTCCTTCTATCGGTAAAGATAGAATCTCCTTTAGCGTAGGGGTAGGCGCAGCTTCATCAACGGACCATAGAATTCCCTCCCTTTGTGCGTACTCTCTAATCCTTCTAACGGGCACTATAAGATTGAAAGTTTCTCCCGCACCTCTAACCAGCATTCCCACGTATTGTCCCGCCTTATTTCCCGACCTCTCTGATAGAAAAACGCCACCGCCACTGGACCCCGGAAATGCCGTAACCGTCGTTTGGTCAAAAACTACACCATCGCCAGTACCCAAGTCAAGAACTCTTCCTATCTGAGATATTATACCCCTCGTCAGGCTGTTCGAGCCAGTTTGGCCAAGCAAACTTCCCACATGGTATAATTCTGTACCAATAGCCACCGGCTTGCCAGTGTCATTATAGAAGGTTACAGATTTGTCAATAAAGCCCTTCTTTCTAACCATCAGAAGAGCTAGGTCTTCTCCGTTTTCAGAGTCGCTATATTTAATAACCTTGGCTTCCATCTTGACCTCGCCAACGCGACGGCCATCTTCGACTAACTCCTGAACGATTTGAGCATCCTTAAATTCAACAATCTTAATTGGCCTACCATCCTTGATTACTGTTCTAACAGACCTTAAATTGTCGATTACATGTGCTGCCGTCCAGATAAAATTTACCTTTGCCGTTAGCGGTTTGCCTTTGGAGTCTATGGCAATGGGAATAGTTCGTGTAATAATTACTCCAGAACCCTCTCCACCCCCGCTCTTGACTGTTACAGAAATGTCTTGCAAAAGCTGAGAAATCTCTTTTACAGATTTGTCTTCTGCCGAAGTGTGTGTGGGCAGGGATAAAATGGCAGCGGCCATTAAAGCGATTAGAAATTTCATGGTAGGCATCCTTCCTGTGTAAAAAAAAGATGGCCCCCCTTCGGGGGCCATCAAGTAGAAATCGAATTAATTACCCTATAACCTCTCCACCATTACCCTGCATCTCTCTTTCGAGTACACGGTTGGGTGAATTGGGGTCATTGTCTTCTACGCCGGGAGCAACCGGAACATTAGGAGTTGCAATCGGACGAAGCTCGTCTTCAGTAAATTCACTACCAAGAGCAGGATGCTTAATCCATTCGATGGTAGGAATGTGGCTGACATCATAACTGCCGAAGTCTTCAGTTGTCAAGAAGAAGGCGTCCCCTTCGTCGCTGAAGACCTTTTCTGCTGTAGCAATAGGAACTCTGAATAGTTCTACGCACATAAGCCTGTAGCCTTCGCGGAAGAGCTTCTTCATTTCCTTAGCCGTAGGTTCTGACCAATCGTTGCCCCAAGTGTTTTCACTTAGCTGGGCGATATTGCTGAGACCCTGAAGACATAGCTCAATCCATCTACGGCAGTAGTCATTCTTTACATCGAAGTAACGAATTGGATAAAGCTTGAAAGCCCGTCTCTCGTGACTGATGTGATGAGCCTCAAGTCTTTCCATGTTGTCTCTCTTGGTGTTTGTGTCAATCAGATTGCACAAACGGACAAACATGTTGTGATGATGCTTCACCGCGCCAAGCGTTGGAGGGCCGGGAACGAAACAGTCGGTACGAACCGAAAATGCCTGTAGGTGTTCGCCAACCTTTTCAAACAGGCGAGCCAAGGCAAGATTCATGGTTTCTTTGTTGTCCCCTACGTTGGGGATGGCCCACTTTACACCCTTAAACATGTAAGGGAGAATTGCGTCGTGGGTGGGAATGATAAGATTATCTGCCATTTAAGGAACTCCTTATTCTATGTTAAATTTTTCTTTTAGGCGCTGACGAATAAGTGTATCAAGCTGCCCCATCGTCATGGTTTGGTCGTTTCGATACTCATTAGTCAATTCACCAATAACCGTCATAATCTGCTCTGATGTTACCGTTTTTCTAGTGCTAAACGGTATATTAATAAACTGTGGTGGAAGTCCATGGACCGGTTGTGGCTGCTGATAATATGGGGTTGCTACGTTTACAGGCATCCCATATCCAGCAAACCCAGAATTAGGCCCGCTCTGTCCTCTCTGCGAATCGTCAATTTCATTGCTTGTTTGAGGTTGAGGGCATTCATCAGGAGGCATTATATATTCATTTGCATGCTTGTGTTTATGAATATGTTCGTGTCGATGAACATGCTCTTTTGGGCCATCATCCAAGCTTGGAGGATGCGAAGGCCCCATGTTATCATACCCTTCTTCTCTATCTAAATCTTCATTATCTTCATCCTTTTTCTTTTTTCTTCGTCTTCTGTTGAGTAACAACGGAACTCCGTATTTTAACGCCAACATTCCCAAGCTCATACCA